GGAGGAATAACACAATTGTAAACAATCCGTGAATGTGGAACCGATTAGAATGACTGGTTAAGATCATCTAAGTCGATCAATGTGCCTTCTTATGCTTGAATTTACCAAAATCTTGATGAAGTCAACATCTTCACCGCAATTTTGTTCAATATCCTTAATCAATTTTTCATAGACAGTCTCAACTACTTCCGATTCCTCAATAGTGTGTGAGATTTTCCCAAGTTTACTAGAATAAGGAAGTCTTATTATCAGTCCATTTGGTACCACCCGAATATTGAGGTCGAGATTGTTTATGTCATCTTTCTTGCTAGCCCCAATCGGGTCTGTTATCTCAGTGAAAGTAGAGTCGTCTTCGTCACTATTGACCTCTGAGTTTTGGTCTTGAACTGGTGAAGAATCCGTGATTCCAGATGTCATGCCACTGAGAAATTCTAAAAAGTTTTTCCTCTCTTCTTCTGCTTCACCATCTGTCATCATATCAATCTCGACCTCCTCATCTGATGCCTCTCCAGAAGCAGCCTCAACAGTGATTTCTTCAACTTTGTACTTAATTCTTGGCCTAACCTTCTGGAAATATGCTATCTCCTCAGTTGCCTCGCAAATTGAATCGATCTCCACCTCATAGAAATGGGGCTCCTTTTGTCTTCCAGTCCTTCTCCTGGTTATATAGGACGTCTCTATCAAAACTTCAGTTGTTTCCCTGTCAATTACAGTGGCCAATGGGCAAACAACTGATCTGAGCCTAGCTTTTCCGAGACACATAAACAAAAGTCCTATGTTTTCATAAAGACTAATCTCAACGAGTGGCTGCTTGTCATACCAGGTCTGCACTTGGACAACATCTCCTTCGTATTCTTCGAGTGTGTAAAAATCATCCTTAAAAAGCGTTTTGATCCTATTCCATCTGTATCTTCCCTCCTTGCTGAACCTAAAATAACACTGAGTCTGAGACAGCACATCATGAGGACTATAGTGGAGGTACTCAAACCTGGTGTTTCCAACACTTTTAATCATGTCCACATCAGAAACAGTGAAATCATCTCTTCTCACATAAAATTGTCTGCTGTGGTATGAGTGGTTGCTGACTCTGAGTAGGTGCCTTCTCAAGTCCTCTTTGTGTTGCTCACTCAACTCCCTGTTTCTGGTTACTATCGATGTAACATCTATTTTCCTTGACGATATGCTGGACTCTGACCTCACATCTGCTACATCTTCCACTATATCTCCATCAAAATATAGAATCAAATCAAGGTTCCGCTTCAGTGTTCTATAGATATTGTAGCTCACATTTATCTCCTTCCTTGATCCACATGTCAATCTCATTCCCTCGGTGAAATTGCAAACTATTGACTGATAGAAGAGACCTCTGTCTCTGTCTTCAATGGTGCTTGAGAGCCTGAGCTTCCCCTTATTGATACTGAATCCTTCAAGCTTAGACTTGATCAAGCTCATGGCTGAGAAAAAATCATATGGATGGACGTCTGTGTCACCACCGAAGCATGAAGGCAGGAGTTTTCTTTCCATTCTCAACACTTGTTCTTCCCTCTTGCCATTTACTGATATGTCTTTACTATAAGGTAGTACAAAGTCTCTTTTATTGACATAAATGAGTTCGTACACCCAGACACCGCCGGACCTAACACACTGCTTCATATCAGTGGCCTGAGAATTGCATTCTTTAATGATTCTTTTCAACTCAGAGCTATCGAAGAAAGTTGAGCCATCTATCGCATCATCAAACCTGCTGATCTCACCAGATATGTATTTCTTATTAAGCTCAAAAATTTCAGACCTGTTCACTATGTCTTTACTGAATATGAATTTCAACCGTTCACAATTTAAATGGTAAAGGGGGAATGTCATTGGTGTCTGTGGCATAATCATCCTAACACATGAATTCGAATGGGCTGTGTCTTCCCTCATCCTCTGAGGAATGGTAAGTAGGATACTCAAAAGTGTCTTCCGTCTGTCATTTCTAACTAGTGGTATAAATATGCTTGGCTCAATTGATCTTATGAAGTCTTCGAAATGTCTGTATTCTCTACTTCTTCTGTTACTTAAATTAATTAGTCCGGATTTGCTAAGCCTAGGCAACTTCACCTTAATCTTGTCACAGCCGATCTTTTCATCAACAATCACGTCCCCATATTCATCGGGTGAGAAACCGTTCAACACTGACTCAATTGTTCGAGTGTAAAACTCAAGATCAGCATCATCAACACCTGGGTCGCATGGGTCAAAACCATAATAGTTCTCACAAATTGAATACATCTTCCCCAAACTCAGGTGTCTTGAAGGATTTACTCTTATCAGGCCTCCAGTCTCAAGCGGTGTCCTGAATATTTTATCAAAACCTTCAGCCCTGCAAAACCTTAGCATAGTGCCCATTTTTAGTATTATGTGATTATTGAGTAGATGTATCCATGATGAGCCGATGTAACCTGAACCTGATCTCAGAGACTCTTTACTCTGCTCCATAGCCCAGATTGCCATTGATGAATAGTCATAATCTGTTGGACAGTCAACAAAGGAGTTCCTTATCTTGATTTCAGCTCTGTAAACACCATTCACTGTTCTGTAAACTGAATTGAACTCACTTTTATGTTGGCTTTTCTGTGATTTTTTCTTATTTCGAATAATGCCATAATATGACTGAAAGGTTTGAGTTAGTACAGTGTGCTCAGACATAGCTTTCCTAGGCTTGACTCCAGGTTTGGGCCTTATATTCGTAAACTGGGAGTAATCATCAGAGGTGTTAACGAATTCATTACTGACGTCTGTCGCAAATTTGCTTCTCTCCTCATAATATTTCGAGAGAAGATTAAGACAGTCATCCTGCTCAAGTCCACTGGAATTTCCCTCAAGCCCTTGCCCCATTCCTTGTGGATTCTTTAGAAATCCAATATCATCATTGTAAATATGGCTGGATCTAGCCAGATCGATGAAATCAATGGCTGCAGGATTCGTCTTGTCTCTGTCATATATGTTTCCTGATAAGGCATCAGGAATTTTAAAAATCTTGTTTGAGAAAAGTTTTTGACTTGCCATCAGAACCGATCTTAGGTTTTTGTTGGGAGTTCTGACGGCCACTGAAAAATATAAACTATATGATAATCTACTAGGTCCCCATTGGCTGCAGTCGGCGTTATCAAAAAAGGTATATGTGTCTGAAGTCTCCTTGGCCTTGTATTTCCTGAACAAACTCGCGGCTATCGAATCACTTTCTTTCAATTCCATTACATTGCTGAGTTTCCCTTTCTGATGATAGTGTTTCCTTATTGATCTTGCAAGACTCTCAGAGAAAAAGCAACCGACCCTCATCGGTGAGTTCATGACATGAATCTCTCGATATGAAGATCCAGAACCTCTGCCATTCTTGTGAACTGCCCTAGATGCATACTGGGTGCTGTTGAGCAGGTTGTATACCAAAATTGGCTGGAGTGATTCACCGCTAGTTAGAACTCTTTTCATGTCGCTTGTGGTTATTTTCCTCTTTTCCTCAGGCCTATTTTCAAACACTCCATGCTTTGGTAATTTCCTGTTATCTTCATAGTCAATCAAATTGAGTAGTGAAGTGTGCCAGCACTTATCACTCTGATCATATCTCTTCTTCTTTTTGACGTCCCCACTCTTAAGGAGAACAGTTGTTGTCTTAAAGGCAGATACATTGGTCATAGTCATTGACCCACGAGCGTTCAGAATTCTTCTGATGTTGAAATTGGATAAACCAAGCCCAGGGTAGTTGTCAATTTTCCTGATTATTTCAATGAAACTGTCTTCATCTTCCCTGATCCTCATCAGATTCTCAAGAACGCCCAGTACCTGGAATGCTGGCTTAGGTAAATACTTACCCGTTTTCATTGACAACTGATCCTCCAAATAAACATGGAGATTGTCTATGTTCATGCCGCTTAGATCAGTTAGCCATGGAGAATCCTTTTTGACGTTGTCATACTCAATACAATTTTTAATCTCTTTCAGCATCACCTTCGCTTCCCTGTAGACCATGTTGCTGTGCTCATGATAAAGAAATTTCCACATATAGATGGCGTTGAATATGTTGTCATCTGTTGGAAGGAAATCGTTCTCATACGGCATTGCTATCTTCCAATTGCTTGAATTTACCATGGTGTCAGATGAATCAGCTGTCACACCCTTGCTCCTGAAATTACCTATGAGCTTTATTTTGAATCGATTTGCTTCTGCAATCTCCATGAAATAACCAATCTTGAGCAATCTGCACATATACATCTTTTCTTCATAAGACTTAGCTACATACCTGTCCTCATCCACGAGTTTCTGAAGCAACCCCAGAGAGCCACTGCTCAAACCAGTTGAATTTATGACGATGTATCTGGTCAACTCACTGGCATTCGAAAAGCTAGTTTTATTTATCATGAGAAGCTTATAGAGATACAAATAGTTTGTGTTCCTATTTCTAACTGTAGATTTCGCTAAGTCCTCTATCATAGTGTATGTGCTGACAAACTTATGGTAACTAGTGACACCCCAATTCAACTCATCAGGTGAAACGAAAATCATTCTGGTGCTAGATTTATGATGTGGAATTATTATTGGTAGATCATCATGGATAATTTCTCCCACGACAAAACAGACTGTCTCATTTATGTCCTTAACAGTTGAAGTCAGATTAGATATCACCAGGAATTTCCTTTCGTAATTGATTGTGATGGAAACATTGACAGCCCGACCACCGTACCCAGATTCCCCCTTGTTGTATCTTGACTTTTTTATGTTGTGTGAAAGAGACTCATAAATCACTTGATTGCACTCGATTAGATCTAGCAATTTACTGTCGGCAATTTTTTGAAAAGTTTCAGACATCTGCATCCTGGACATACCATCCAAATCATATCCTTGACTGAAAGAACAGTCGATCAACCTATCTATATCATCTGCATAGAGATTTCCTGTTTCTGTTTTTTCCATCATAGAGCGATTGAATTCCTCATAATTCTTCTCAATGTCGGCCAGAGACAAGTCAGCCAATGGCATCAATCGGGTTTTAAAATCCTTAAGACAACCTTCAGAAAAGGTCAATCTGTAAACGGTGTTCTCACTGTGACTCACCACATGGCCTGCTCTCTGTTCCGTTATGCTAATCTTATCGACCTTCAAGATGTCTGATTCTGATATGAAGGCCTTGTATAACTCCTTAACGAATGGTTCCTCAGCATTGCCCAACAGCCTCAGCAATTCAGTGTCATAATCAAAGCTCTCTGTTCTCACCTCAAACCTGGGGAATTTAATATTAGGCTTACTAGGAGTTCTCATAAATGATTCATATATCCTGTTGTAATCGCTTCCCGTCACGGTTTTAAGTGTGTCGAGAGTCTCAGCATAAGAGCTGTCATTGCAAGCCAGAGAGTCAATTATCCTTTGATGATAAATTTCATCCAGCTTCAGAGATTTTTGAGGTTTGTGTTCCATGCTTAAATCTTTGACGTCTATAGATTTTTCTATTACATCGAAACACTTCTCTCTAGCCAACAGATAATCTGACACAGATGCACTGTGAACTAAATTGATCATTATTTCTGCATTCTCAAATTCCTTGTCCATTGGGGAATCTATTTCAAACTTGAAATCACATCTGATATCTTCAAGCACACTTTCATCAAACTCAAAAGTTAGCACCTCCTGATATTCACTGAATGCAGAAAAATTCTCCTCCAGCTTGTGGATCTTATCGGCCACGTGCTTGCCACTGTTGTATATCCTTGACCCATGGATGTATTCTGAGGTTCTACCTGGACCATAATGCATATCCACAAAGTGTGGGGCTCCGTCTTCAACGAACATAAGATCAAGATCATCAATAACCCTGTAACCCTCAGATGAGACACCTTCAATAACGGACACAGTCACACCCTCTTCTATCAACTTAAGTGAAAATTTAAGGACACCTAGCAGATGTCTGATTGATGATTTTTCCATGCTTATAAGATTGGACTTGTCAACAACAGACTTGCAAACTCTACAGCAGTCGCACCAAGACTCACTATCTCTGATACTTTCCACTGACTTGATCATATTCTCAACCCAAGTGACGGAGAATGATTTCTGAGCAAGTTCGTTTATCAACAATCCATCTATATCAGTTGTGACATCATCCTCTATGAAGTCTTCATCCTCATCATAAGGCCCTGGGTTCCTCTCGATTCCATACCGTGTGAGACATTCTCTGGATAGCCACGAATAATGTGACAGCCACCAAGCTCCAAGTCTTGGTTCAAAGAATTTAACATTGAAACTAGTTGAGTCAATCCAGCCCACGTTGAACCTGTCTCCGAAATAGTAGTGCCTCCAGGTCTGAAGGTATCCACCATCCCCACCATATTGAGTGTCAAAATATGTTGCATAAAACATTCGCAGATCATCGGTCAGATCATTAGGCTGCACCATGGATGTCTCGACATTTTCAATTAATCTGCCGCGATGTGTCAATACCAAACTGTCCAACCAATCTGAAAACGGCTTGCAGAAACCGCTTCTTCTGCAAACATGTCTTAGAAATAGCTTAGTGGTCCGATAATTTAATGGCCTAAACGGCATCTTTCCCATGAGATAGGCTACATACACATCCTCAATCGTTGCTTCTTCCAAGTCTTCTGAGGTCCTAACATATCCATCAGCAGTGTAACCGACTGTAAGGGTGTTCCTACCATAAATCACTGAGACACATGGGCAGTACCTCTCCTTAGCAATCACCTCACTTGTGTCATCAACAGGATTGACATAATTCCATAGTAAGGAATTCCTTCCAATTGACATTGACTCGTTCCAATTGTGACTCTCATCAAAAAGCGTGACACCACGAAGCATTGTGAAAAAATTGTCATGATCTTGATTATTGAACCATCTCTGGACTGACATGAAGTAATTGCCTCTTAGATGTCTTACAATGATTGAAAGCGGTCCTTCGAACCTAGGATCCTTTGTAAC